GACTATATAATAAGACACTGGACAGATTGAGTGAAAGGTGTTATACTTACTATGTACTGATTACATGTTATGGCAAAAGGATTTACAGTAAAAGCAAAAGCTCCGAAGACTAAAAAGGTCGAAGACGATTTTAATCTAGAGGAAGCGAAAGCATTAGCAAAAGGTAAAGCAATAGTTTTCTGTCTGCCAGGTAGAGGAGTATCTTATATTTTCTTAAAGAACTTCGTTCAACTATGCTTTGACCTTGTACAGAATGGATCTAGTATCCAAATCTCACAAGATTACTCATCAATGGTTAACTTTGCAAGATGCAAGTGCCTTGGTGCAAACGTATTAAGAGGACCAGACCAGATTCCTTGGGATGGTAAACTAAAATATGACTACCAACTATGGATTGACTCAGATATCGTATTTGATACAGAGAAGTTCTATCGTTTAGTATGGATGCAAAAGGATATTGCAGCTGGTTGGTACTGTACAGAAGACGGAAAGACAACATCTGTTGCACATTGGTTAGAAGAAGAGGACTTTGCAAAGAATGGTGGAGTGATGAATCACGAAACTATCGAATCTATCTCTCGTAGACGCAAGCCTTTCACTGTTGACTACACTGGATTTGGTTGGTTACTCGTAAAACATGGTGTATTTGAGCACAAAGATATGAAATATCCTTGGTTCGCACCAAAAATGCAAGTCTTTGACTCAGGAGAAGTCCAAGATATGTGTGGAGAAGACGTATCTTTCTGTTTAGATGCAAAAGAAGCGGGTATGGAGATCTGGTGTGATCCTAAAATCCGTGTTGGTCATGAAAAAACAAGGATAATCTAATGGATGTTAAGTACAAAGTAGTAGAATTGGGAACTTCTGGCTGGTGTGTCAACGATCCTAAGTTAGATGTAGGTCTTACTAAGGAACAGGCACAAGTCAGATTGGAGTTTTACCTTGAAGAAGGTATCTCTCCAGACCGACTACGGGCTCAGATTGATAAATAAAAAGAAAAAGGTTAAAAGATGGCAGATTCAGATCCAAAATTAGCACCCCATAACGTAGTAAGTGCTGGTTTCGCTAGTGGAAGTGTTAAAGGACAGTATGATGTGAGCGCTCAAGCACGCAAAAAAGCTGCCGCAAACACAAATGATAAGCAATCTCCATTAGCTGCTGGTTAAAAATACACAAAAATTAGTTTCAAGACCCTTCAAAAGGGTCTTTTTTTGTGTCTAAATACATAATGATAATAATATTGTCTAAAATGAAGCTAAAAAACACACAATTTAGCGTTCCTGACGATGGTTTTATAGAAAAACCAGAGAAAGATGATACAATTCTGCGTGAAGTCGTTGGTGATGACGCTAATGATAAAAAAAGACAGCAAGAATTGATAGAACAAGAGCTAGATAAATTTAGGAATTGCTAAAAATGGCCAGTATCGATGAGAGTAGAGCATCAAGTAAAGGATTTAGAGACATTAGCCTGTCTTTTTCAAGGCATCCTGTCACTAATGACGTAGCTATCCTCGTTGATGAGGACGCAATCAAGCGTTCTGTAATGAATTTGGTAAGAACAAAGGTCGGAGAAAGATTTTATAACCCACTTTTGGGTAGTAGGATTGAAGATCAGATGTTTGAGATAGCTGGAAGTGATGCAGCTATGGAATTAGAGGATGATATTGTTCTTTTATTAGATAACTTTGAACCTAGAGTTGCAAATACTCAAGTAAAAGTGGTATATCCAATGGATAGTAACTCTTTAATTATAGAAATCGGATACGATATAGTTGGAATCACTGCTCCACGACAACAAATAGACTTCATCTTACAATCAACTAGAATATAATGTCTTTCAACCAGTTTACAAACTTAGACTTCGCTGCTCTAAGACAACAAATTAAAGATTACCTTCGAGTAAACAGTGATTTTGCTGATTTTGACTTTGAAGGATCGAACTTTTCGACCTTGATTGATCTTTTAGCTTACAATACTTACATAACCGCTTACAATACTAACATGGCGGTTAACGAATGTTTCCTTGACAGTGCAACTTTGCGTGAAAATGTGGTTTCACTTGCTAGAAACATAGGTTATGTACCAAGATCTGCCAGATCTGCAATGGCAACCATCAATTTTAGTGTTGACTTGGGAACTAACGACACAAGAATCGTAACTTTGAAGGCTGGACAGGTTGCATTGGGTAATCAAGTCGGTGGATCTTACATTTTTTCCATTCCAGACGACTTTGTTGCTACAACTGGTGACAACAATGTTGCTATTTTCAATAATTTGAATGTTTACGAAGGAATTTACCTTCAAAAAAGTTTTCAGATTGATTATTCTCAGCCAAATCAAAGATTTATTCTTCCAAATGCAAATATTGACACAACTTCTATCCGTGTAACTGTTACTTCTACCACATCTGAGATCTATACGCTGTATGATAACATTTTAAGAGTAGATGCCGAGTCAAAATTGTTCTTAATTCAAGAAATTGAAGATGAACACTATGAAATTTTATTTGGAGACGGAATTTTAGGTAAAAAACCGCCTTCTGGAGCGATTGTAAATGTAAGTTATATTGTTTCAAATGGAAGAGCTGGAAATGATGCTAAGAATTTCTCATTTATTGGAATTTTAGAAGATGATCAGGGATTATCAGTAACATCAGGTATCTCAGTAATACAAACTGCGAACAAAGCTTCAATGGGAGACGATATTGAAGATATTAGTTCAATAAAATACCTTGCACCTCGTATATACTCCTCACAATACCGTGCAGTAACGGCAAGTGACTATTCTGGTATAATTCCATTCGTATACCCTAACGTCGAGTCTGTGACCGCCTACGGTGGGGAGGAGTTAGATCCACCTGAGTATGGAAAAGTGTTTATTTCCATAAAACCTAAGAATGGTTCGTTCCTTTCACAGATTACCAAAGACGATATCTCTAGGCAACTCAAACAATATTCAATCGCTGGTATCAAACCAGAAATTATTGACCTTAAGTATCTTTATGTCGAAGTTGATACTTCTGTTTACTATAACAGTAACTCAGTTTCAGATACAACCGAATTACTTACATCTGTAACCAAAGCCTTAACTTCATATTCTAGATCATCTGACATCAACGACTTTGGTGGTAGATTCAAGTACTCTAAAATTGTTGGATTGATTGATGCCTCTGCGAGAGGTGTTACTTCTAACATTACAAAGGTAAAAATGAGAAGAGATCTCATTCCTGAGTTCAATACCTTTGCAACTTATGAACTTTGCTATGGAAATGCTTTTTATGATCAACCAAATGGATATGGAATACGTTCTACAGGATTTTCAGTCACTGGTATAGACGGAACGATATATCTTGGTGATATTCCTACAGCTGGAACTAGTTTTGGTAAAATTGTCTTCTTCAAACTTGTAAATAACCTTCCTTTGATCGTAAAGAATGATGCTGGGACTGTAGATTACGTTCATGGAGAGATTAATTTAGATGTGGTAAATATATCAGGGTCTACTTTAGCAAGTGGACTAATTGAAGTAGAGGCAATACCAGATTCCAATGATGTTATTGCACTTAAAGACTTGTACTTACAATTAGACGTTACAAACAGTACAGTTGATGCACTTCCCGATGTTATATCTTCTGGAGAGAACACATCTGCTACTTCTTACGTCACAACATCTAGTTACGCTAGCGAATCAATCTACACAAGGTAAATGACAGATATTAAAAGAGTAAAAATCTCTCATGTCATAGAATCTCAGATTCCAGAATTTATAAATCAGGAATCACCTCTTTTTGCGAGCTTTTTAAATCAATATTACGAATCACTAGAACACAAGTCTGGTGCGGTTGACCTAGCAAACAATCTACCTGAGTATCGAAAGGTAGGAGCCTTCAATGCAGAGACTCTAACTACATCAACGACTCTTACTGATAACGTCTTTGCTGGTCAGAGAACAATAAACGTAGAATCAACTGTTGGGTGGCCATCCACCTATGGTTTATTGAAGATTGACAATGAGATAATAACTTATAAGACTAAAACTGACACATCCTTTGTTGATTGTGCAAGAGGATTCAGTGGAATTGATCAAATATCAAAAGAAGACAATGCTGAGTTCTTAAACTTCCAAATTACTAGTGCTGAACAACATGTAACTGGTACAACAGTAACTAACTTAAGTAATCTTTTCCTACAAGAGTTTTTTACAAAATTTAAAACAGAATTTTTACCTGGCTTTGAGGATAGAAGTTTTATAAGTGGAACATCTGTCACAAACGTTTTAACTAGGGCAAAAGACTTTTATATGTCTAAGGGAACTGACTCTTCATATCAGATTCTCTTCAAACTTCTTTATGGGGAAGATATTGAGCTTTTAAAACCGATTGAAAAAACAATCGTACCTTCCGCAAACGTATATTTCCAAACTAAACACGTTCTACTTGAAAACTTATTTGGGGGAGAACCTTTAGAGTCTATTGGTAACTTCCTATATCAGAATGTTGCTGGTATTGGTACTGTAAGTGCTTCAATATACAATGTTGAGTATAGACCAATTAATAATATTGATTTCTATGAGATGTCTCTTGACTCAACATCATTTGACGGTACTTTTGAAGTGCCTGGTAAAACAAAAGCTCTGGAGGCAACAGCTGAGGGTGCGACAAGTATAGTTGTTGACTCTACAGTTGGATTTGGTCAAAGTGGAACACTATTGGTAAGACCTAGAACAGGTGATAACCTACTTACTATCTCATATACAGATAAAACAGTAAACCAGTTTTTAAACACTAGTGGTATTAGCACTTCTTTGGTTTTTGGGGCAGATATACTTGAAAATAAACTTGCATACGCTTATGCTGGTTTTGGTCAAACATCTTTAATAGAATTCAGACTTGTAAACGTAATTGATGATGTAGATACATCTGATTCTACCAATATGCAAGTTGATGATAGTCTTAAGCTTCTTTCTTTTGGTAGAGACTTAGGAGATAGACCTCAATTCAACAACTGGATCTATAACATACCATCTAGTCACAATATATCTGATATTAATCAGGTAAACGTCAATACTTACCGAATTAATCTTTTTGATTCGATTATCTTCTATATTGATGAGGAACTAATCATCAAAAACCAATTTGGAGATCAATCGACTATCATAGTTAAAGACATTGAGTATGATGCTACTAACCTTTCCAAGATTTACGCAAATACCATTGTTGTACAAACACAAACAACAATTCCTTTAAATCCAACAGTCATTACAAAGACTGTTACCAAGGCTAAACATAACTCTGATTACTTTGCTGGTGTAGATCAATTTCCAGTTGGTATTCAAAACAGTTACTTAGATAAAAACGAAGAATTCTTCTATGTTACATCATCTGGTCTTCCAAACTATCCAATCTTCGCAACTGACAACAAGGTATTTGTAAAAACTGACACAGTGGAGGCCAGAGACGGTTTTGGGACACCAATACTCGGTGGTGGGTTTACTTATACCATCAGATCGTTTGACCCTGCCTTCGACCCTAACGCATCCACAGTAAGCACCTTAAATCACAACTATGTAACTGGAGATAAGATCTATTGGAACAATACAACCAATAGTGGTATAAGCACTGGTATCTACTTTGTAACTGTAATTAACCAAACTGAGTTTTATCTTTCATATAGTGGTTCTGATGTATTTGCTAAGAAGTACATTGCAGCTAGAATAGGAACTCTTGGTCAGTACATCTATAAGTCAGGATGGGAAAACAAAACACTCAAAAACCAAAAAATACTAAGAAAGTATCCTAACTACAAACAAAGAAATCTATTTGATGATCCGAACAAGAGAGATGTCAATAACAGAGCTGTAGGATTGTTGGCAAATGGTGTAGAGATATTTCCACCAACTGTTTTTGATGAACAGATCTTCCACGGTAACATCACAGAGATAAAAGTAACAAATCCAGGCCAAGATTATGATGTCATCACAGGACCTCCACTCGTCATTAACGATTCACAAGGTAGTGGTGCTATTGCTTATGCTAACGTATCTGGATCATTCAGAGAAGTTAAATTGGTTTCTCCTGGCATCGGATATCAAGAGAAACCCAAGATTACTGTTAGTGGTGGTAACGGAACTGGTGCCGTCCTTGAATCTAACCTAGTCAGAGGTAAGATTGTTGCAAACTTCAAGGCAGATGGCACGGCTGTTGATACATTTGATGAAAGTGTTACCTTCCCAGAAAACCATAACTTTGAAGTAGGTGAAGCTATCGTATATGACTCTAGAGGTAACACTCCTATCGTTAATATCATTGACGGATCAACTTATTTTGCTGGTGTAGTCAATGAAAAGACAATCAAGTTACATAATACATCTGAAGATGCTAAAGCTGGTATTAATACTGTTAACATTGGAAATATAAGTTTCGGTTTCCATAAGTTTACCTCACTTGAAGCTAAAAATACGATAACTAGGATTTATGTCAAGAATCCTGGCTCTGGTTATTCAAATAAGAAGGTTATAGTTCCAGGCCGACCAGTAGAAGGTGATACTCAGTCTGGTATTAGCACATCTGATGATTACATACTTGCATACAACCATAACTTTCATGATGGTGAAATTGTAGAGTATTCTGTAGATGGAACTATTGCAAATGGTCTTTCTACAACTACACAGTACGCTATTAAGGAGATTGATAGCAATAGATTCAAATTATGTGATGTTGGAGTTTCATCTCAAAGAGATTTAACGAATTATAACAAAAATAAGACAGTTGTAATTAGTGGATTTGGAAATGGTAAACACACAATCAAATATCCACCTATAACAGTAAATGTAGAAAGTTTATCTGCTATTGGTAGTACAACTATCATCAAACCTGTTCTTGATTCTAAAGTTTTAGGAAGTATTGAAAGTGTTTACCTAGAAGAAGGCGGAATTGGATATGGTTGTACTAATATCATGGATTTTCACAGAAGACCTGATGTTGGTATATCCACTGTCGTCTTTAATGCTTTATTGAAACCAATTATCATTGATGGATCGATTGTAGATGTTCAAATACTGGCTTCTGGTAAAGGATACCGTGAAGATTCCGATATTCTCATCTTTAGTCCTACTGGTAGCTTTGCAGACATCAAACCCATTGTATCTGGTGGTAAAATCACTGGTGTAAGTATTCTTGACGGTGGTATTGGTTACGGTACAAGTGATACAACTCTAGATCTCCAAAACAGAGGTAAAAATGCTAAATTTATAGCAAACGTAAAAGAATGGAAGATAAACCAAGTTCAGAAGAACGATGCTATCATCAAAGACGAAGATTCTCTACTTACCAAACCAAGTACTAACCCTGCTTTCCAATTACAGACAATTGGCATCTTCCCTCCACAAAAACTTAGATTCCAACTTGGGGACAACATTGATTCTGGTAATTTAGAAACACCAAACGCTTTTCACTCACCTATACTTGGATTTGCTTATGATGGTAATCCAATTTATGGTCCTTATGGTTATCAGACTCCAACAGGGGGAGCTATTCAAAGATTGCAGTCAGGATACATTCTTGATACCACTCTGAGATCGGGTCTGAGACCTCCTGGCTTCGCCTTTGGGTATTTCGTCAATGATTACATTTTCGACAACTCAGGCGACTTAGACGTGCATGGTGGGCGATATTGTGTGACTCCACAGTATCCAGATGGAGTCTATGCTTACTTTTATAGCGTAGATGTTGATTCTAGTGGTGTTGCTAAACCAAAATTCCCATATTTGCTTGGTGGGTCATTTAAAGACACTCCTATTGAAGAAAACTTTGTAACTTTCTTTAATCAAGATGTAGACGTTGCATCTAGAGATCTTACAAGGAATGTGGCTCCATATTATCTCTCATATGGTAATTCTGATTATGAATTGATTGATGATGTCAAAGATTCGTTAAAACAGGAATTCGCAGTTCGCAAAACTAAGAGTTCTGGTATTTCTTCCGTAACTATCTTCTCTAGAGGTGATGGTTACAAAGTAGATGATGTCTTACAGCTGGATAACGCTGGTACTGATGGTGGCGGGGCGAATATCGTAGTTGGGTCTGTTTTAGGTAAACCCATCTCTACGGTGCAGATTGGAGTGTCTACATTTACCAATACTGAACTTGCAAAAGACAAAAACAAGATCACAGGTATAACTAGCGTTCCACACGGAGTTGCAGACGGAGAAACATTAATATTAAGCGGTATTAGTACTTCGGACTTTACCGAGTTCAATGGTCCTAGAAAAGTCAGTGTTATTAACAGAAGGGTAGGACTTTCACAATTTTTAAACACGAAAGCGATCACAGGTGTCAGTACATCAATATTTGTAACTGATGTTGAAGGATTTTCCTCTGGTGACATTATTGGAATCGGTACAGAGTCACTGACCGTCACAAATGTTGATTCTCAGTTCAATAGACTATTTGTAAACAGGGAAGACTTTGTTGGAGCTGCGTTTACTCATGTGGCTGGAATAGACAATGTTATTCTAAAACCAACTAAGTTCTCTTTCCCGATTGGACAGTCAACTGTTACTAGATTTACTTTTGAAAATGGAACCACATATTTCAACCCACAACAGACAGTTGGTGTTGGTTCTACTGGTACTCATTATACTATACCTCTTACTGGACTAAGCACAGTACAAACTATTGAAAATAGATTTGTGCCACAACAAAGAATCTATATCAAAGATCATGGTTTCTTTACTGGTCAAAAACTAACCTATAACATTGGTGTTGGTGGAACCTCTCTTGTTTGGGCTAAAGTATCTGCTGGTGCAACATCTGGTCTAGGCACACAAACTCTCCTTAATTATGGTGACGTATATGCCATTAACTTTGAACCAGATTACATTGGATTGTCAACTACTGGTATTCCTACCACTGGAGATGCAATATGGTTCTTTGATGTAGCTTCTAACTCTGGGTTTGCACATTCATTCACAACTAATTACCCTAAAGTAACATCTAAGGTAGAAAGGTTCTTTGGTGAAGTAGGAGTTAGTTCTGCTCATGGATTGCTTACTGGTGATGTGATTACTCTAGATGCACTACCACAATCCAGTGAAACAGTTGAAATAAGATATGACCCAGTTATTGCTAAAATTACAACTGGTAAAATAGGATTTGCAATATCTGCTTTTTCATCAGACTTGAGTGAGATTAGAATATTAGATGACTCTTTACAGAGTGGCGATAAGGTTGTATTTTACAATGGTGGAAATACTATTAATGGTTTAGTTAATAATGAGACATACTTTGTTCTTAGAGAGGATACTGAAGCGATTAAGCTTTGTAAGTATAAGTCTGATGTAGTTGATTCCAATCCAGTATCAATATCAACTGCAACTGAGGCATCCGCTAATAACTTAAGTTATCTTGCTAAAATTAACCCTCCTTTAGAATTTACTAATGGTAATGATATTATATTTGACGTATCTGATCAAAGTCTCCAAGACATGAAACTTGATTTCTATGAAGATCTTAACTTCAGAGAAAGACTTGACGTAAGTGGCACTAATGACACTCAATTCAATATTCTTAGAGATGGTGTATCTGGAACAACTGATGCTAAAATAACTATCAGAACAAGTGTAGACTGGCCTTTAAAAACATTCTACAATTTGACACCTGTAGTTCCCTCCGATTCGAGAAAGACTTTTGGATCTTCTGACACTGAGGTTACTGGTAGAAATAACATTACATTCAAAAATGTAGTTTTAAAAACTGATCATGAGATTATCAAAACAGATGACAAAAACTTCACTTTCAACTTAAAAGAAAAACCACTTGAACCACAAAGACTTATTTCAAGAGTTGGTGTAAGTACAATCACATACAGCACTGCATCTAAAAATGCAAGAGGCCCTATTAACTCTACTAAGATTAACTTCCCAGGCAAAGGGTATACGGTCTTGCCCAGAGTTATTGGATTTGCAAGCACACAAGGTAAAGATGGTATTGTAAAAGTTTCTTCACCTGATATTGGTCAAATTGACACCTTAGAAAGAATCAAAGATGGATTTGACTATCCTACTGATCCTACACTACTACCATTCTTATCTGTCCCTGCAATCGTTGATATCAGTGGTATTGCAAGGATGAATGAAATAGAAGTGGTTGATGGTGGTACAAGATATAATCAGCCTCCTACACTTGCAGTTCGTGGTAATGATAATGTAGAGATTAGAGCAACTATATCTGGTGGATCTGTAGATAAAGTTCATATCATCAAAAATGCTTTTGAATTTAGTGAACCACTTAGTATTATTACAACCAACAACTCCAATGGTTATGATATTGATGCTATTAGTCATAGTGGTACAGATGTCACAGTTGAACTTCTTTTAGATGCACAGTTTAATATCCCAGTCAAGACAGGATATGCCTCTACAGAAACTAAGTTACCATTTGCTATTGGTGATCAAGTATTCGTAGAAAACTGTAGAATCAAACCAGCTTCTAGGCAATTAGGACAATCTAACTTCAACTCATCTGAATATGACTTCTCATTCTTTACAGTTACAGGTATAAACACTGTAAATGCGACTATCACATACAGTATGGCAAATGCTCCAGGCATTTCTACTGTAACATTGGGAACTTATGATGATGACTTTACTCTAGGTTCTATTGTCAACTATAATGACATGGCGAAGTTCAATATGACAATTATTGATGACGCTAAGTTCTTATCTGGTGAAAAAGTAACATCTGCAAGATTTGAAGGATTTGTTTCTGAAAACGGATGGAATGGTAAGATCAGTCAACTTAGATTGAGAGATACAATTGGAAATCTCAGGCCTGGAGACAAACTCTTTGGTGAAGTATCTCAACTACTAGGTAACGTAAGAGATGTAAACAAGTTTAGCGTTAGAACCACTCTTGGATCTACAAGAGATAAAGTGTCTAAGAACGACATGAACGTTGGTATTCTTAATGATTTCAGTCAGAGAATATCAGATAACTTCTACTTCCAGAAATTCTCATACTCAATCAAGAGTAAGTTGCCATATTCTACATGGAAAGAACCTGTAAGATCTATTGTTCACCCATCTGGATTCTTAGAGTTCTCTGATTTAATTATTGAAAGTGATTCTAGGAAAGATGCAATAACTCATGGTTTAGTAAATGTTGGTGTTGCAAAATCTACCAACATGAAGGTTAAGGCTGTAGATACTAAAGTTGATCTGATCATTAACATTGATAATGAAATGTATATGGGTAAGAGAGATAACTTTGCTATGGTCACAGAAGATGATGCACTCGAAGATGGATCTGTACAAAGAATATTCTTCCCAGAAGGTAGACCGATCAAGAGCTTCATTATGAACAAGACTAACAAAGTCTTGAACCTAGATGATATTGCTGATGGTTTCAATGGTGCTCATGACAGAACAGGAACATTAGTTGGTAGTAAACAATTCAAATTATCTGTAGATAATTCTCCTGTATTCAAAGCGGTATATAATGCTGGTGCTGGTGCTCCAGTCAATGTTGATCTTGGAAATAATCTTCTTGATATTCCTAGACATAACTTCCAAACAGGACAGGAGGTTATCTTAGAAACCTTTGGTGGCACTAAGATTGGTATTGCAACTACATCACATACCACAGGAACAAGAGATATTATTATGGCTGCTAAAGCATCTGGTGTTGGTGGTAGTGCAATGTTTGAAAATGGTTATAATGTTCAGATTCCAGGCCCTGTAACAGGAACAGCTGTAACAGAAAATCCTCCAGGCATTGTGTTTAGAATATATGGATTTGGAACTGTTGAGGGTGGTGTGCCTGGCATATCAACCAGAGGTAGTGGTGCTACATTCCAAGTTAAGTTTGATTTCGATCAAACCACTGGTCAATGTATATCTACAGCAGTCACTTTGACTAATGGTGGAGCTGGATACTTTGTCGGTGACAATGTAAGTATTGCTGGGACACATTTAGGTGGTGCGACTCCAGCTAACGATCTTACATTCCCTGTCACTAAAGTAACAGGAACTAGAACTGGTATTTCAACAATGTATTCTAATGTTCCTTCTACCACTGATGGATCTGGATCTGGGGCTATATTCAATATTACCAGAGATGGTAATTTGGATATTACAGATGTGGAGGTTGTAGATGGAGGAACTGGATATGCTTCTACTAATGTTATTTCCATTGCTGGTACATACGTTGGTGGTACAACACCTACAGATAACATTTTCCTAAGTCCTGTAGAATTAGGAACAGATGTTATGCCTAACCGTTTGTTCATAACAAAAGTTGATGATGTTAAATTTAGAATTTCTGGTTTAGCAACTGCACTTCCTTTCACATTTACTGGTTTAGGAACTGGATTCCATACACTTAAGGTTGCTGAACCCAATAAGCAAGCCTTGATTATGATTGATAATATTATTCAAACTCCTCTCAAGAATAAGAGACTAGGAGTTACTGTTGCTGATGCTGTTGGTACACTAGATCAAAATATAACAATATCTGCTGGTATTGGATCTTTGAGTAAGGGTGATATTATCAAAATGGATGATGAATTCCTTACAGTTAAGAAAATAGGTGGTTCTACATTTTCACAGGCAAAGTTTGCTATTGCAAACAGTACAGTAGATACTGATTTTTACTACGATACTAACAGAGTTAACTCATCTGTGACTAAAATGAGTACAACATTTGCAACTATGGATGATAACCCTCCATATTAACTATAAATAAAAAGAAAACGTTTTTTAAGTAATGTCTAAACAAGGGATTAGTACTGGCACGCAACCCAATGATGGAACGGGCGATACTTTATTGGCGGCTACTATTAAGATTAATAATAACTTCAACGAGATATATGATGTTTTTGGAGATAGTACAAACCTTGTAAGTTTTGTTTCTTTTGCCAGCACCGCTGGATATTCTACCAATTGTGGTATTGCATCCACATCTGGTTTTGCTGGTATGGCAAAGAGTGTTGCAGATGATATTAATATTAACACAACTGGTGTTGTAACAACGACTTATGGTGATATAGGCAAGGTTACAATTCAACAGCCTGGTGCGATTGCAGAAGGTCCTATTGAGGTTGGAACTGCAACAACCATGTTCCGAATCAAAGCTGATGGTATGGTCGGCATTGGAACATCATTACCTACTTCACAACTAGAGGTTGCGTCATTCTCAAATGAAAAACCAACCATCTGGGCAGTTGCTAAAGGTGCTGGATATGGATTACGAGTATCGGATGAGGCAATAAGTGATAACAAATCTTTTGTAGTTACTAACGAGGCATATACTGGTATAGGTTCTACTGCTCCAAAATGTAGATTAGATATTGGTGGAGATATACAAGTAAGTGGTGCAAGTACCCTGATGGATCAGGTGAACTTCAATTCTGATATCACAGAAAAAGTTGTAGGAAACTTCAGTGACACCCTATCTGTAAGTGCAGGCGGCACATTCACTGTAGATGTTTCACAAGGTTCTGTTGTATTGGGTGGATTATCAACTTCTGTCACTACATGGGATTTTATAAATGTCAGTGGTCAAAACAGTAAGGCAACAACAGCAACACTTATTATCAATGCTGGAATTGGATATACTTACGGTGACAACTGTAAGGTAAACGGTGCCACGATTGCAAATGGTGTTAAATGGGTTGGAGGAAATCCTCCGCCTGCCACAAATAATGATGATATACTAACGTTTAGTATAGTCCGTGATAGCACTGGAGTTACCAGAGTTTATTGCAGTAGTTCTATTAACATCATATAGAGGAATAAATGTCAACAAGAGTTACGCCAGGACAAGGAGCTCTACTTAGACCAACATTTAACTCAGTATATGGTGTTTCCGATATTGAGGTTTTATCTGGTGGAGCAGGGTATGCACAAACAAACCCTCCAAAAATAATCATTGAAGGTACAACAACTCCTCTAACAGAGGGAGTATTTTACCCTATCATTAGTGGCGTAGGTACGATATCGGAAATTGTCATATTCAAAACTGGTGCAGGGTATTATCCTGTATTCAGTACATCTACTAACTCACAAGTTGTTGTAGAGAGAGGTGCGTTTGGATCTATAGCAACTACTCATATAGTTGGTGCTGGATACTCTGTATTTTCTGGTGATTATAATATTGTTGAAGATAATATATTTTTTACAGATGCACCATACGGTAAAGCAGGCCCTATTGGATTACAAACTAGTTCTTCTTTTGCTGGTAGATTATTCTCTAGAAAATTAGATCCATTTGATCCAGAAGATAATAATGTAATACTTGATGATATATCTTTGGACTTTACAGGTGTTGCAGGCACACAGTTTGATCTATCCGAAAACTTAGGTGTTGTAACTGCTTTGTACAACAGTGTGAATACAGGTGTAGATATCAATAATAATCCATTCATACTAATCAATAACGTCGTTCAAACGCCTGGTTTAGACTTTGAAATCATTGATAGTGCAGATAATAAACTTAACTTCTTAAGTGGAGTTCCTAGAGCTGGAAGAATTAATAAAGTTGGATTACAAACAGGTGCTGGATATTACTTACCAATCAAAGCTGCCGCAAGAGTAGGTGTCGGAACAACTGGTAGTCTTGAATTTATACAACTAGAAGGAAAAGGACAGGGATATAGATCAATACCCGAAATTGACGTAAGATCCTCTCAGGGATATGGTGCAAGTATTGGTGCAGTTTTAGGAACATCAGCTGGTAGTGCAGTCGCAATTTCTACAGCAGATTACAACCACATTGCTGGTGTTTGTACATTTACTGCCAACTCTCATGGATTTGTACAGGGTGATAGAATTAGAATTACAGGTGCTGGGTTTACATTCTCTCCTGTATCAGTTGCCAGAACTATCACCTCATTTGGGTATGATTATGTAACTGGTATTACAAGTATTGGAGTAGCGACTGGACATTATATTGGAACTGCAACAAATCAAAGTAGAAATCTACTAATAAAAGAAATACAAGTAACAGAGGGTATATCCACATACACCTTTAGAGAAGACGCATATCCTATTGTAAAAATTGTAGATGCTAACAATGTAATTGTAGATTGTGGTGTCGGTACGCAACCTATAACCTATGTTAGCGGGGGAAAGGTTCAAGCAGGCGTTGACACCGCAATCATGGATGGTAGAAACGTTACTGGTTTTGATGTACTAAGTGGTCATACTGCAAATACATTTAGATGTTTCATTGGTATATCATCTTTTGCACATGAGTACCTTGGTGGAGCTGTTGTAAACAGAGCAGAAGCTGGTATCATAACAAACTTTAGTATCGTAGAGGGTGGAACTGGTTTCTATGCACCAAGAACTATATCGTACATTGATCAGACCCCTGCAAATGGTATAACAACTATCAGTGCATATGGTTATACTGATGGAGTTGTAAAAACTATATCCGAAGTAGATTACGAACCCTTATCTGGTATTGCAACAATCACTTCATCATCTGCTCATGGATTAACAACTGCAAATGTAGTTAAGTTAGCTGGTATTCAATTTGATACAGGTATTGGTAATATTACATTCCCATCTGATGCACAAAAATACTTTGGTGTTACTGGTATTTTAAGTGCAAAGAACTTTACTGTGAATATCGGTATGGCAGTGACCACAACTGGTATTCATACTGCGTCTGCTGGTGTTGGTTCATTCACAACTTACAGCGGCCATGGATTAGAAACTGATGATTTTGTTAATGTAACTGGTATTGCAGTCACATTTACAAGTGCTCCTGCCGTTCAAGTTGGTCATGTTGAATATGATGAGACATCTGGTATTGCAACTATTACTACAAGAAAAGATCACAACCTTACAGAAGATGATTGTGTAATACTTTCTGGTATTGCCTTTACCTGTGATTATGACCCTGCGCTAGGAGTTTCTAGTGCTTTATATGATAATGTAACTGGAGTTCTAACTGTAACTACTGCTGCACCTCATGGGTACAAGGTAGGTAAAGATGTCATATTATCTGGTCTTGCATTTACATGTGCTTTAGACGGTGGTGCATATCAACATTACTATCCAAGAAGTAGATCAACTGCATACGACACCTCTATTCCAATTACAGGGTATGCTGGAACAGCACTTGCAATGGATGTTGGTATATCTCGTGTCAAGAATCAATATGTTCATAGATTTGAAGAAGCAGTTAACGGAGCAATCATATATGGTGGTGATTATGACCATACTTTTGTTCGTGCAGAAGAAGGTGCGTTACTAACTGGAGGACCTTTTGTACATTCATTTGTTAGTGCCACTGCAACATCTACTTTTGCAGGCGGTGCCTATGCACACACTTATGTAAGTTCAAACGAAAAGACTATCAAGGTAGGTGGAGATTACGCACACATTTTTGTCCCTGCAAAAACCATACCTGATTCAATCAGTATAGTCGGAGGCGGAACCACCACCCCTACAGGTGCCGACTATACTCCTAGTACTGGTTCATTAGTTCTAACAGTTAATAATCATGGATTGTCAGGCCCAAGTCAACACTCAATAACAACTGCCAATTACAACCCTCTTGTTGGTATCATGACTGTTACAATTCCTAATCATGGTTTCTCAAATGGAGATCAAGTTAGGATTGCAGATGAATCTATAGGTTGGAAGTGTTCATTAGACCAATTTACATCAACCAAATATTACCCAAGATCTACAGATCCAATCAGTGATAGTTGGATACCCATCTCAAACAAGACACAAAACACTTTTGAGGTCTTTGCTGGTATTACTACTAGATTGGATTACACAGTGTCTGGGGCGGACTACACACCCTCTGTAGGTGTGATGACAATGAGTATTGGAACTCATGACCTAACAGTTGGACAAAGTATTAAGTTTAGAGATAGTTCATTAGGATTTACATGTACTGCTGACCAAAACACTGCAATTAAGTATTATCCAAGAGCAAAAGATCCAACTTATAACACTGCTGTTCCAATCACAGGTGTAGCTGGAACAACAATTACAGTCAACGTTGGTATCTCAACTATTGTAACTTACAATATCAGATTTGCTGACTACACTCCAGCATCAGGTATCATGACTGTTTCTCTTGATAGACTGCACAATTTCCAAGTTGGTGAATCTATTAAGTTTAAGGCTGGATCTGTTGCTTTCAAATGTGAACAAGATGGATTCCAAAGTAATCATTTCTACCCAAGACCTAGTGACCCATACTACGATAAACCAGTAGAGATTGTAGGTGCTGCTGGTACTATGTTTACTTGTAATGTGGGAGCTACTGCTGGAGCAAACACTTATGTATTCTTACCTAACCAAGGTGTTGCAGTAGATGGTGTTATCTCTGGTGGTGATTATCCATACACATTATCTGGTGTTGGAACTGATGCAGTTATTACTGGTGGTGGAGACTATACTCCTTATGTCTTTGTCAATGCAACAGCTGGTGGTCTAGAGAGACCATCAACACGAATACAGATAGCAGAGGGTGCATTGACATTCAAATGTGCTAAAGATAACTATGCAACTGAACATGCTTATCCTCGTAAGACAGACCCAGCGTATAATACAAATCTAGGAATTATTTCTGCTACAACCAACACCTTTGAAGTTAGAGTTGGTGTTTCTACAAT